CTGAGTCCTGGTCTACAACCAGACCAAAGTGAATCCACTTTCTTGCAGGGAGATTCGAGATGAGAATACTCTCCGGTGACCCATAGGTATCGACAACAATCAAAATACCGTTGGAGGTGCTGTCTAGATACATGCCAGGGCAATCGCCCTTTGAAAAGATCAAGCGCTTCTGTCCATAGTTGAATGTAAAATCATTGAAGAGTAGCCAACCCGTGTATGTAAAGGTGGCACCCTCCGATTCATTAAATGAGCGAGGGAGCTTTCCCGGTGCATTTCGCTGTGTTTTTCCGGACATAGAACCCTCGACCAGACGAACGGTTCCTGGATCAGATGGCGTACTTGTAGCCGTAACTCGCCAGATAATAAGTCCAATGATTGTTAGGGCAACAAGGATGCCTACAATTGTGAACACACCCATTGCTTTCTACTTAGAAACAAACCCTTTACCAGTCAACCGGAGTTCCTTGGTTTTAGGCGTAGGTGGTAGAACAGCTCCATGTGGCGTCCAGACCATTTTCAGCATGGTTGCATAGTTTGTTGTCTTTTGCATTTCAAGTGTGCTCGGATGGACAGTGCGATTTCCAAGCTGATAAATGTAGTGAATTCTAGACTCATCTGAACGATACTCCTTGGTAAAAAAGCCTAATCTTGCAAGGCTTATTGTCCAATCTAGATCCTCGCCTCTTACTGCATCGCCGAATGGAACCAGCTTTGCTACCTCTCCAAGCATTACATTCAGGTGGTTTGGGGGTCGAAGAAAGACCTGTCCACGGGCCATCGGGCTTGATAGTGTGTTTTCGATACTATGTGTGAATGTATATTGAGCCATTTGTCCTCGGAGACGACATACTTGAAATTCACCGCGAATACATTCAAGCGCATCTTCAAAATATGCGTCTGTAAGGTCATCATCGTCATCAACAAATGAAACATACTTACCCTTTGCACCCTGAAGTAGAGATTGACGCTTTTTCCCAATACTTTGCTCTCGATTATCTCGTGCAACACAATATTCAATCTTGAGTTCGGGACATATTCTACCGTGTTTTTCCTTGATTGATTCCATTAGGCGATCAAATGTAACCGTTCGTTCGACCAGGGTTGGAATCATAATTGACCAGTCATATTCGTATGTCTTACGAGCCATGTAGTTATTAAAATCCGCAGACCAATACCGTTGATTTCTCTGATAGAGTGCATCATTCTTCTCTGGAAACCCAGTCCTAAAATGTTCATGTCGAATCAAGACTGTTTCAATATACGAGCACTTTGAAGCAAGCGAGCCCTTGCAGAGGTCGGTAAACTCATTATCGCAAAAGAGGCTCTTGTAAGACGGATGATAGATGTAACCAATCGATTCATACATTTTTCTTCCCATGATTGACAATGTATTCAAGAAATATCCCTGAACACCATCATTCACCCAAACAATCCTATCCAAGTCGGAAGTCATATTTGAACGAATAATATCATCATAACCCTTGACCTTCGGAATCATATCATCCGAAACCAAAATAATAATATCCCACGCCCATTCAATTTTATTCATATCTGCATTCACTGCCTCGATCTTTGAGCTATTGTCGCTGAAGAAGATCTTGACCCATGCAACCGGAAGATTTGTAATATGATAGTCTACATTGGGATCATGCATTGTTGCATCATCTATGTCACATGATAGACAGATCCCAATGAGATCAGGTTGATTTGCAAGCTCTATATACTTACGAAGTGTTTCAATGACTTGCTTCGGCCTTGACCGCGTCGGGCATTTGAGTAAGATCCTCATTAGTATTTAGAACGAGTAATTTGAGATCTGCTTGCCCGAGGCATCTTTGACGCCGAACGTGTATGTATATCCGAAAAGAGTCACTTCAGACCCCTTTGCAGTTGTGTCAGAGGGCGGCTGAGCGAAGGATGCGCAATTGGTTCCTAAGCTAAAGAACGCAGCTGCATCCGTGGGTCCAAGCATATTCGGGTAGGCGTGAACATTACATACATATCCAGAGAACCCACCACCCGCTCCGACCGTAATATCTCCCGCCGCCGGACGAGGAACGCCGGGCAGGACGCATGACTTTACGAGTTTTCCGTTAATGTATACATCAAGATTGCGCTGGAAGACCGTTGCCGACACCGAGAACCACGTCTGGAGAGGAACATTCTCAACGGTGCATGTGAAAAGATCGCCAGTTGCATTCGTATCGTTAGATCCAGACGGGTTTGAACGACCCGCTCGGCTCGATGAGTTTCCGTAGATAGACACGCTCACATTCAGACTGTTATCCGTGGGATGAAGGGTAATCTTAGGATTTGCTGTAGCCGGGTTTGCAGAGTCGGTCCGCATCAATACGCCCTTCTCCCTTCCAAAGTTATAGTCCCAGTCCTTGATGAACATCCAGAACTGAACACCATTGTCGGATCCAGAAGCTAATGGAGCGTTTGCTGCTGGAATCTTAGTTGATTTTTTGCCATCTAAGGGTGTTGGAGCTTGGTCTGGCACAACCGCGGGACCCATGACAGGAGAGATCGGCTTACCGTTTGCCGCTGCGATCGCATTATACGCAAACAGCACTGCGAAGAATAGGAGCAATAATCCAATAATTACAACGAGCGCCTTTGACACCACGCTCATTCCATTAAATGTTGGAGCAGGTGTGGGAGTAAGCATAGATGGTCCCGGCGCCGGTCCGTAGAATGGAGTGGTTGTAGGTTTTGACGAGAAGAGTCCCATTTGTTTATCGCTTACAAAGGAAGTTGTGTAAAGACACAATGGAAAAACGGATAGGTCCACCAGTAAGAATACCGATAACAATGTACTGCAACAACTGCGGTGGAAAAGGTCATCTATTTCGCATGTGCACAGATCCTGTATTGTCGTGTGGAATTGTGCTTATTGATAGTTCAAGTCTTCCTATTCTTCCTGAAACAGCCCGCCTTCTTATGATACGCCGGAAAGACAGTATGAGCTTTGCCGAGTTTATGCGAGGGAAGTACGATCCAAGCAATGCAGATTATGTAGACCGTCTCATTGGAAACATGACCGTGAAGGAACAAAAGGCAATCACAACCGAATCGTTTGAGACGGTGTGGAGGAGTGTGTGGGGAGACGAACATCTGTCCTCTGATTTTGCGAGTGCTCAACAGAAGTTTGCTCAACTGAAGGTTGCTGATATTGTAGCTAACAATCCATCTCCTTATGAGGAACCGGAATGGGGATTTCCTAAGGGACGTCGGATTCGAGGCGAGTCTGATGTTGATTGTGCGCTACGTGAGTTTGGTGAAGAGACGAATATTCCCCGAGACTCCTTCATTGTGCTGAAGAACATTCGGATTGAGGAAACATTTATTGGACTCAATGGTGTTCGATACAAACACATCTACTTTATCGCGCTCTTGCAAAAACCCGAGCTCTTAAATCTCACACAACGATTCACACCTATGCAACGTCGTGAAATTTCTGGTATTGAATGGAAGTCGTGGACTGAGTGTGAGAACCATATTCGCCCTCACCATGTTCAGCGGAAGGAAATGATGGATGACTTGCGATCCATTGTAGAAACGTTTGAAACAGTATAAAGGGAAACAGTCAAAAGAATGCAATGCTTACAATTATTACCCCATGTGCCCGTCCAGAGAATCTGAAGTTCCTGGAGGAGTCTATTGATCTGGATCGCGCGAACTGGCTGATTGTATATGATACAAAGAATGGTCCGTTCACACCTCGGTATAACCGTCCAAATATCAGGGAGATTGGTCATCCAACTCCTCCAGGCGGACGCGCAGGACACGCGCAGCGCAATGCGGGGATGAATCAGGTAGTTGAAGGCTTCATCTACTTTTTAGATGACGATACGGTTATGCATCCGGGATTCTGGAAAATCTTTCCATTGATGAAAGATGAAGAGCATTTCTACACCTTTGACCAACAGCGTTGGGATGATTTTGTTGATGTTCCGGGTGGCACATTCAAAGGTAATGTTCCTGAAGTCACGAAGATTGATAGTGCTCAGTATGTAGTCCCTCGGCACATGTGTGGATCATTCATCGAAGATGATTATCGCGCTGATGGATTTTTTATTGCTGAAGTAAATTGTAACTTTCCAAGGGCACATACGTACTTTCCTACTGTGGCTTCCTACTATAACTATCTTAGGAGGTGAAGCGGAACCCCGCAAGATACACCGTAATACAGTAGGCAACCACGCTCATCCCAAAGATCCAGAACCAAACAGGAAAGACAGTTGCTTCCCGATCAGTCACGCCAAACGGCCGAATCCTTCCGTCACGCCCAAAGGCTACGGACGGTTTCAGATAGAGAAATGTAGCCATTAAGAAGAGATAGATGGTGACCATCCACATCCGATGGTTTCGTCGGGTTAAATCCATTGTAATACCTGTGCAAAAAGTTCGGCACCAAACACAATGATGAGGACAGCACCAACCTATGTGCTTCCAAACCGGAAGGCATTCTCAGATGCCATTACCCGAATGTTCATTAAGTCAGACTACAGGGCAAAAGACAAGGAGCCGTTGGATGAAGAGGATAAGAACATTGACCTCTGCACACAGCGAACGGGCACCGGACGGGAGCTTTTTCCGTATCAAAAAATCATCCGGGACTACTTGAAGATTGAAACTCCCTACCGAGGCGTGCTTGTCTATCATGGTTTAGGATCTGGTAAGACGTGCTCTTCAATTGCAGTAGCTGAATCGTTATTGACCACGAGCAAGGTGTATGTCATGGTTCCGGCGTCTCTTGAAAAGAACTACAAGGAGGAGTTGCAGAAGTGCGGTGATCCGATTTACGCAGTTGAGAACTTCTGGACCGTGAAGCCGATGTCTGATGAGGTCCGGGCAGAGGGAAAGAAGCTCGGTATCTCTGAAAAGTTCATGGACAAGCACAATCGCATCTACACTACAACATCAGGAAATGAGCCCAACTTTGAGAGCCTTTCAACTCAGGATAAGAAGGCTATTCGTGAACAAATCAGCGATCTTCTTGAACAGAGGTTTACCTTTGTGCGCTACAACGGTCTGACCAGGACCAATATCCCCGAATACACGAAGGAGGGTATGTATGATGACTCTGTTGTGATTGTTGATGAAGCCCATAACTTGATTTCCCGTGTCATCAACGAGTCCGAGATCACTGGTAAGCTTTATGAAGCGATCTACAATGCAAAACGATGCAAAGTGGTTGCTTTGTCTGGAACTCCGGTGATCAACTCGCCAAATGAAATTGCATATATGATGAACCTACTGCGCGGTCCGATTGAGCGGATCACAATTCCATTCAAGACGATTCCGACATGGGATGAAGAGCGCATCACTAAGGCATTTCGTGCAATCCCCGAAGTGGATACGATTGAGTTCAGTGCACTGAAACAGCACGTGATGGTCACTCGGAACCCACCTCAGTTTCGTTCAACCTATAATGGAGAGGGTGACCGTGTCGCCGTTCAATATATGAAGGACCTTCCATTCATCCCTCAAGCAGCCGATTGGGTTGGATCTATCAAGAACAAGATCGAGATTGATGTTGGTGGCGGTGAAATCTCCTCTGAACGTGTGACCACTGAACAGCTTACTTGCTTACCAACGGACTACGAGGAGTTCTCCAATCTGTTTTTGGATGGACTGAACATCAAGAATCCAATGATGTTTCGTCGCCGTATTCAGGGTCTTGTATCGTATTTCAAAGGTGCTGATGAGCGCCTGCTTCCGCGTCGTATTGACATGGAGCACACCCTTGAAAAAGTGGAGATGTCTACAGAACAGTTCACACGCTACCTTGAGGTCCGTTGGATTGAGATGAAGATTGACTCTCGCCGTGGTCGTTCTAAGCTAAATGAGAACCTTAGCACCTTCCGTGTTCCAACGCGTCTTGTATGCGACTACGCAACACCACCGGATTTGCGCGTGGCTGAAGTCAATGCAGAAGGTGTGACGGAAGATAAGCCTCCAAACAACGATGAAGTTCTTAAGCGCATCAAATCCAACCCTGCTAAGTACCTGTCTGAGAAGGCGTTGGAGGCGTTCAGTCCTAAGATGTTGACAATCCTTAAGAATATCAAGAAGTCCCTGGGAAACAATCAGTTCGTGTATTCTCAGTACCGTGCGTTGGAAGGATTGGGCATCTTGTCAGCGATTTTGGAGACGGCTGGATGGCAACCGTATAAGATCATCAAGCAAGCCAATCAATGGGTGGAGGACCCCAATATGCTGGACGATCGTCCTGCATATACGTTCTACACTGGTGAGGAGAATGAGGAAGAGCGTGATTTGACCCGTCAGATCTTCAATGGCGTCTATTCTAAGAACTTCCCTGCCTCATTGAAAGAGAGTGTTGCCAAACGCCCCAAGAAGATCCTGCAGTTGTTGATGGCATCAGCATCAGGTGCAGAGGGTATTACATTGGCGAATGTACGCCACGTTCACATCGTTGAGCCCCATTGGACACCTGCCCGTCATGACCAGGTCATTGGTCGTGCAATCCGTATTTGCTCTCACGCCACGTTGCCTATGGAGGATCGGACAGTCAAGGTGAGTTTCTACATCTCGGTTTTTTCGGATGCTCAAAAGAAGACACAAGAGGGTCCCAACATCACGCCCATTCGGCGTAATGACATGGTCATGAAGCGATACGAAGGAGATCCAGTGGAAACGTTCATGTCCACAGATGAATACCTTTACGAAACGGCTTTCGAAAAGGAACGCATTAGTCAGCGGATTGCATTATTGTTGAAGGAGTCAGCGATTGATTGCGAGATCCATCGGAAGCTCCACTCTAAGGAGAGACCGGTTGTATCCTGTATGCGTTTTGACAGCACAACAACGGGTGAAGATCTGGCATTCAAGCCAAACATCAAGAATGAAGAGTTGGATGAGACCGTGCTCCGCAATACATCTCGGAAACATCGGCGTCTTCAGAAGGTTCTGGTGAAAGGAATGTCGCTAATCTTGGATCCCGACTCTAAGGAGATTTTTGATGGACCTGCATGGGATGATAATCAGCGCTTACTGCGAATGGGCGAGCTGATCAGCCCTACTTCGATTCGATTTCTGCTCTAATATCGGAGAGCCAGTTAGCGCATACCGAATCCCATGTCTTGAATTCATATGACGATGCAGCCGCCTTCTTCTCGGGAAGTGTCTTGATTGCTGACTCCATTGCATCGGCAACCTTCTTGTAGTCAAACGTAGGTGCCCAAAGACCCAGGGGCATCGTTCCTGGAAAATATGTGCGATCCTCTGGAGGAATGAACGTGCACACGCTCTCATCCATGAAGGCGCGATAAGTTCCAATATCCGTTACAATCTGAGGGGCTCCTGTATAGAGGTGCTCAATTTGACAGAGACCAAATCCCTCGCCGTCGGACACATTGATACCAATGTCGGCTGCGTTGTAGATATCATTAATTGCAGAGTCTGGAACGGGTTTTGCTGACGTATCCACCATCATAAGACGAGTGGCCATCACCTTAGGATCTAGTCCATGACGTGTGAGCTCTGTCTGGTAGACACGATTTATATCGTAGTAGGCGCCCTGCTGACCATTCAGACCAGTGACAATCATCAAGTGATAGGGCTTCTTAGGATCACGGCGGAGGAGTTCTACAAATCCCATAATTGCAAGATCGTGACGCTTACGCTGTGTGTTGCGATTTGCATTGACCATCAGGATAGAATCGGATGCCAGATTCATAGATGTTCGGATCGTTCTACGAGCAGACACTGGAAGCTTTGAAAAGAAGGATGTATCCACTGCATTCTCCAGAACGCGAACATCTGGGAATGTTCCATACTTGAAAAAGACATCTGCCCAGTACTTTGTGAAGCAGTAGATGCGGTCAGCGTTGTTCTTCATCGTCTCAATCAAAGGAGGGGCAATTCCCTCATATACCTGATCCACATACAGCCAAAGCTTGTAAGGAGACTCCCCCTTCTTGAACTTCATCGCCTCAATGAACCGGTGGATGATCAAAGGATCGTTGTAGATCATTACGATGTCAGGATTGACCATCTCCAGATACTCGTGAATCTTGTTGAATCCGAATCCCTCCTCCTTCGGATCCTCATTTGCAGCCGCATCATACGCCACGACTCCATCCGGAACCTTACGAAGATTACCCCTACTCGGGTGACGCTGAAATCCAAAGTGATAAGTCTTCACCTTTGGAGCTAGAGTGCTCAGTTGCTTCAAAAGATTAATGACTACTTTTGAATAGCCTGTTGTCTGGTCCACATGTGTGCTAACGAGAACGAACCTCATTTACTGTGATACTCTTTTCCCGTATAAATCACAAATGCAGGTCAATTCGGCACAAGATTACTTGACTCAAATGAAGCGCCAGATCATTGCGAAGTCGCTGGCTGTCGCTCAGCCACCACAGAAGCGCCGCGACAACACCCAATACATTGGTGTCATCGCCAATAAGTCTGATAGGTATGATATGTTTGTCGGAGGCGTTGGTATCAATACAAACGGTCCCGCTACACTTGGAAAAACCTTTACATCGCTCTGCTGCGTTCCGACGAATACATCGGCTACGACATATCTGGTCTAAACCCTTCTTTGTAGATACTAATAATGCCAGGTGCACTCCTCCAGCTGGTTGCTATTGGAGCACAGAATGAACTTGTCCACGGGAGCCCCTCTATGACGCATTTTCGCGCTGTGTATCGGCGCCACACAAACTTCGCCATGGAGTCAATCCGAATGACATTTACCGCTTCAAATCTTGAGTTTTCGCCAACGACAACGAGGACGATTTCATGCCGTATTGACCGGTATGCGCAGTTGCTTCACGATACCTATCTTTTGTTGACCCTACCCGATATTTGGTCGCCCCTCTCCTATCTTGGATACAATATCCTCCCGCCGGCTGGATATGACCAACGTTCAAATTCAATTGGATACGAATTCAAATGGATTGAAAATATTGGCTATAACTTGATTGATTACGTTGAGATCACTGCAAACGGCGTGGTTCTTCAGAGACTCACAGGTGAGTGGCTTAAGTTTTACTCGTATCTGACTCACGATCCTAACAAGCGCGCAATCGTCGACCAGATGGTTGGTAACATTCCCGAGCTCAAGGACCCTGCAAATGCGTATGGGCGCCTCGGACAATACCCTCATGCAGTGACACCTCTGAACCAGCCTGGTGGAATTCCAAATACGAAGGTTCCGGAACCATCCATTCGGTCTCGCCAGTTGATTATCCCTCTACATTTCTGGTTTGCTGAGAACCCAGGAATGGCACTTCCTCTTGTGTCTATGCAGAACTCGGATGTGTACATTAATGTAACCTTTCGCCCACTCAACCAGCTTTATACTGTAATTGATGTAGCCCCTGCGAGTCCTACATATGGACAGCGTATTCGTTCGAATGATGGCATTGGTAGATTTCTATCACCACCCCTTGCGACTGGAGGAATTAGCAATCCGTCCTTAACGACATTTTTCCCCGATCCATATTTGGAGGGTAATTTCATCTACCTTACGGAGATGGAGATGGCTCAGTTAGCCACCGCTGATCAGACATTCTTAGTGAAGACAGTTACGTTTGTTAATAATCCAGGACAGTATGGTGGTAATTCAGATATTGAGATTCCTTTCTTCAATTTGGTGACTCGCATTGTATGGTCCACTCAGCGATCGGATAAGATTCTCATCAATGACTGGGACAATTACACAAACTGGGATAATCCCAACGTGGCCCAATTTACCTCAACCGGAGTGGCAAATGATGTCTTTTCGTCTATCACAAACTCAACTGAGTCACAGACGTTTATGTACTCGAGCGGTCAGCTACAAATTAGCTCGGTGTATCCCCGTGACCCGATCGTAACCGGACAGATTTTGTTGGATGGCAAGGAGCGATTTGCCGTGAAGCCGAATGGATACTTCTCCCTTCTTCAGATGTACAAGCATACCACTGGAGATTCACCTGTGATACCTGGTGTGTACATGTACTCATTTGCCCTGAATAACGATATGTATCAACCCAGTGGAGCAATCAATGGAAGCATGTTTAACAAGGTGATCTTGCGTCTGGGGCTTCAACAGCCTCTTCCTACCGCTCAGGGCGTGGCATCTCAATCAACCGTCTGCGTTCTGAAGTCGACGGTGTTCAGTCCTAACCCCGTGATTGTTACGGCTGCTCAGCTTTTGTTGACGGATCCTAAGACGGGACTCCTGCTGTATCCTCCGGACAGCATTGTCTCGGTGGTTCGTAATACAAACGGTGATAGTGTTATCTTTGCATACACGTATAACCTAGGTGTGTATGT